TAAAGGACTCGAACTTCTGCCCTTGTGCTATCGCATACTGGTCTGCACCCACACCACGCACACGGCTAGCACGCAGGGATGCAAAGGATTCAATGAAAGATGTAAGGTCATCAGTTGATACACCAGCAGCACGGTATCCAACTACTGCAAGGTGGTCTACTAACGGGTTCGGGTTGGACATATTAGTAGCGTCTCCTCTTCTTCGTTGATCTGCAAGATGTGAAAGCCCATAGAATGCAAAGTCAGTATCATCTGTTGCCAATCGCTCTTATCCATTCATCTCTCCTACTAGCAAAGCTCTTGTTGCATCAGCACCATAGGCTAAGTAGTAGTCGTTAATGTCCATATTAGGTGGTAATGATACTATTACTCCGTTTAATACCTCTTGCTGAACACGCTTACTAAAGTCTGCTCCTGGATTAGAGCCATCTTCCTTCACATCGTTATCGCCCACAATGAATACACTGTCATAGCCGTTGAGTAACTTAGCAAAGTGTGGCTTCCAAGCCTGTACTCCAGGGACACCCACTGCAGGGATACCAAGGACACCGCTAGTAATGACTGTATCTAGCTCACCTTCACAGACCACGATGTAGGGACTACTCACCGTCACATCAACAGCGTTGTATAGATGGGCCTTCTGCCCAGTAGGACTGCCATACTTAGGCTTGCCATCATCTAACCTACGAAACTTAAAGCCTACACACCCACCAAGGGCCGTGATGTAGGGGATGGATAGCCAACCAGCGTGCATCTCGTGACCGTTAATAGGATCAACGACTGTGCCTAGTTGGAACTTAGCTGCTGCAAGTTCAGATATCCCACGTTCTTCTAGCGCGACGAGAGTTTCTGGAGTTATTTCCTGTGCGTATTTCTGCGCCGCTTCTAGTTGCAATTTCGACTGCACGTTTGAGGCCATCGTTAAACTCCAGATTCTCTATGAGGCAAACTATATTTGCGGCGTTGCCTCCCTTGCCACAGGTAAAACAGAAATACAGATTGTCATAGGTGTTAATGGAAGCAGACCTATGACTATCATTATGTAGTACACAACGAACGGACGCATTACCTTCTCTTACTTCACCGCCATAGAAGGTAATGATTGGCGTTATGGGGATTGAGTTCGCATCAACGGAGCCTTTGAACCTTTTCTTAGAACCCAACCTGGACCAGTCTTGTGCTGGCATACGCACCCCTCGCATTGTTCGTGATGTGCTTGACTAAGTTTAATCTGATCCAAGCGATTGTATTCGCCTGCATCTATACAAGGTTGGCAAATCATTAGTCAAGCCATTTCCCGACAACAAAATCAAAGTTGATTCCTAGGATTCTAATGGTCATACCATATGGAGTTTCATCCCACTCGTAGAAATCTACCCATAGAATCTGCTTCCACAGTGGCTCTAACCTAGATACTTGTACGCTACTAAACTTTAGTTTCCATAGACTTTTCTTCATTCTTCTGCCTCACTTCCACCTTCGACCACCTCTGACTCTGTGGCATTGGCTTCTTCACTGACGCTCTCTTGCGTCGTCTCTTCAACGGTCTGATTGTCGTTGCCATCTGCACTCCAAATCTGTGATGTTGTTATATTTCCGCCTGGTATTGGCATTATTGTTTCTCCTTCAACCATTGCTCTAAGTCTTGGACCACCCAAGCCTTCTCTATGCCAGCGTTGCGACGCTTAACTACAACATAGTGCAGTGGCACTTCTCCAATACCACGAGCCTTAGCGTAGTTAAGCGCCTCAACTTCTGCTTCTCTCCAGAACTGAGGCAAGGAAAGCGTTGCCGTGTTCTTGAGTTCTAGTATGTATGTCTGTCCCGCAACCACACATACTAAATCACCTTCGTCGTCCTTGCCTGCTAAGCGCAAGCGCTCAGCTAAGACACCCAGACTACGAAACCATTTCATTACATCTATTTCGAAGGCTGCACCCTTGGCCTTATTGTACTTCGGGTTGCTCATCTACAAGCACAACCTTATTAGTCTTGTAAACCATCTGACCTTCTTCGTCTTTAACTATCTCAACCACACCGGATTGAATTAAAGCATTGAAGAAGTTTGCCAAGTCCACTTTAAGAATAGCTACTTCTCTATCTAAATGACTCATTAGAACTCCTGTCCAAAATACCAAAAGCCAAGATCAATATTCCAATGATAATCAGATATATCAAAGCCAATACCAAACCCTCGCTTACGACCATACGCCCACCAAAATCCAGCAATTTTCTTCTCACTCATTGTTCTATCTCATTTCCATATTCATCTACGATGTAGTCCCCAGTATAACCTGCTCGTGCATCCCGCCCTAGCATTGCACCAAAGGCGTTTCTATCTGATATCTGACAGGCTCCGTAGTTAACCATTAGCGATGTAAAGTCAGAGGCATCTGCCGTGTGTGGCCCAAACCTATTCTTTACTGCTGCAATGTTTAGCTCTGCATTCAACGGATCATAACCCAGGGTTAGTATCAACGCTGGCAACTGGCTTACCTTACCGTGAATAGCACGACGAGCAGGTGGCTTAGTTGGTGAGCCATACTCTGACTGCTCAGAGACGTGGTGCAGGACTAATACACAGGCTTCTGTCTTACGTGCCATATCGTGCAGCTCCATCATAATCGCACGTAAGCCTGCCCATTCATTATCAGTCTCTGCTGCCACGTTCATCAAGTTATCTATGATGATTAACTCTGGAGCAATTCCGTATAACTCCACGTACGCTCTGATCTCCAACTCGATATCATCGAGTGACGGACTGGAATCAAAGACCCATTTAATATGACCCAACTTACTAAGGTGGTGATTGTAGTAGTTGCTATCGTTAGATAAGTTCTGTTCAACGTTGACCTGATTATGACCTGATAGGTGTGCTGCACTTCGCATCATCACCGTAGTCGTATCAGTATCTGCTGAAAAGAATAGTGCTGGTACGCCTGACTTGATTGCGTAGATAAGTGCAAACATAGACTTACCAGCGTTAGGGGCTGCAGCTACCATACAGACCTGTCCCCTGCGGAACTTAATCTGCTTAGTTGCTAACCCACTCCATACATCAGGAAGTGGCGTTGCTTTAGTGAGCACAGTTCCCCAGGCTCTATCTAAGCTAAGCAACGTTTTCCCCCTTCAGTATTATATTTAATTGTTTCCGAATAGGTACACGATCTGCCTGTGTTAGACCGCCCCAGATACCAAATTGTTCTTTATTTATTCCCCACTCTGCACACTCAGCTTTGTGTGGACAGGTATGGCAAATAGATTTTGCCATCACCATCTCTACAGTATTCATTGAACCATCGGTTCTTTCCGGGAACCAAAATTCACCTCCTACTTGAGCGCAGCTTGGGTTCTCATAGAACCTCGGCGAACGCATTCAGTCATCGAATCCAGATTGTGTCGCACTTCTCCGACTTCGGTAATTCCTTCGGTCCTGCACACATAAAGCCCTGCCAAGGACCCTTCTCTCCAACGCCTGAACGGAAGTTCATCTGTCCGTGACGGCACATCTTCACTGATGGATCTGATGATGCTGCTACTGGTGTTGCAGCGAACTGTGCTTGGATGTTCTGTACTGCTGTTGCAGTTGCCCCACCTGATAGTTCTACTGCTGTTGACTTAATCATTGTTGCAACCATTGCAAGGTCTGTAAGACCCGTCTCAAGTTCCTTTACGTCTGATGCGTAAAGATTGATAAGAGTTCCATCAGCTAACTTGTAGTTGATTTGGAACTTAGTGTTCTCGTTTGCAGCCATTTACTTTCCTCCACTGTGTTTGATATTTATTCTTACAGATTCATTGCCTACTAATTTAGGAACAAACCCCAGAAGTTTCTCAACCTCTTTTGCATTAACTGTCTCACGACCTTTAACTGTTGTCCAACTGATTTCAACACCACTCATAGTGATGCCTGTAGATCCTTCAAGGCTAGCCTTCAATGAATCTTTCTCTTTCTCCAGCTCTTTAATCTGTGTGTCTAACTGTAAGTAATGCAGTGCGTGCTTGTCAACTTCTTCGTCCTCAATCACTACTTCACTAAGGACGATACGTTCTTTTTTTAATCCAGTGCAACCCATCTCACCGGATGCGTCATAGTACTGGCAGTAGTCCTTACAGAAGGACTCATCCTTCTCAGGCTCTGGCAGTGTCTCTGAAGCCTTTACAGATGCCAACCAAGCAAATGCTTCAAGGGCTACAGCTTCATCGTATGCCTCGCTATGTACCTTTACATCTTTTTCGTTACCATCACGTGCGATTGCTACAAGATTGACAGTCTTAACTTCATAGCCATTCTTAGATAGCAAGTAACCATAGACCTGCACCTGCCAACGCTGTTGCTTTGATGGGAAGTAACTAAGGTTCTTAATCTTAGAAGTCTTCCAGTCAATGACTGCGCCAGTGCTAGGTACAAATAAATCTACGTGTGCTTTCATATCACCGTAGGCAACTTCAGTTTCTACTAAGTATTCTTTACCTTCAGGATCAAGTGAGCCAATAGCATCTTCGATAGCTGCGTGAATAGCAGTACCCATAATGGCAGCCAATTTAGATTGGTTCTCATTGGTATGTGGTTGTGCGTTCAGTCTGTACCAGACCTTACGACGACACCCACCTATCTCTGATGGACCCACCTCTGTCTGCATACTGCGGTCACGAGAAGCATCCTTGGCGTGTAGTACGTGTAGCAGTAGTTCCTTTGGATCTGCTATCGCCATTTGCGGTCATCTCTCCAGGTCAACCAAGTATCGAAGCCATATGCTGCAACGAAACCTAGTAGAAAGCTGGTTAAACAAAGTGCAATTATCTCTTTCATTTATACCCTCACTTGTCCGATTACTTGTATTGGTGGATGCGTATTGATATCTAGTAAGGATGCAATCCTGACCGACTCTTCTGCTACCACACTTGCCGTAATGAGTTTATTGTAATTCTTAAGTGGCAAGGAATACAAGTACCCAAGAGCATAATTTCCACCTGAGCCTGCCGAGAACAGCCCACGCTCAGATGTGTTAAACGATAGGTCGCCACCGATGGAGAACAGGTTGGCGTTGAATGAGATAAGGAACGAGAAGTTCATCTCCTTGTTATCAACCTCGTAGTTTCCTTCTTTGAAAGCTGCTGAGATACTAGGAAGTATCTTGCTACCCATAAAGCGAACGGGATCTTCACCACGATATATGGGTGGCTTCCACGAATAGGCAAGGATGTCACCTGGGCGTGAGTCACCAGTAAGACCCAGCAGGTACTTACCTACCGAGATTATCTTGGGCGTCTCGATAGAGATGATGCGTTGGTCGCCATCTGTTATCTGACTATCTGCTGCAAAAACTACAAAGTCTTTACCTTGAAT